TTGTTCACTGACCGCGAAGTGTTGTTCACGGTCACGCCGACCGGCCCGGAGGACCAGGAGGAGGCCGAGATCCTCACCCTGCACGGGAACTGGCAGCTGAAGAACGAGCTGACCGACTTCTTCCGCCAGCAAGCCGCGGGAGTGGGCGAGTTCTTCGCTGCCGGGTCCGTCTTCTGCCACAGCTACCGCGATCCCATCAAGAATCGGAACCGCCACGACATCCTCAACTGCGAGGAACTGGTGATTCCCTTCGTCGGCCGCACCGTTGAGACGGACATGTCCGACGTGCCGTTCAAGGTCCGAATCTTGCGGCGGTACCGCAACGAGGTTCAGCAACTCGGTTCGACGGGCGAGTGGGAGCAGACAGAAAAGCTGCTGAAGAAGGGGCCGCCGCCCTGGGACTCCACGGAAAGCCCGGTGCGCGACAAGGCGGCCGAGAGCGAGGGCATCCGCAAGCCCGAGAGCAGCAAGAAAGCGCCGTGGGTGCTCTACGAGTATCACGGCTGGTACCGCATGCCCGGCGAGGACCGCGAGCGGCCCATCTGCGCGACAGTCGACAAGCATTCGCGACAGGTCGTGAAGCTGTACCTGCGCGAGGAGAACGACTGGCGCGACGAAGCGCGGTTCCAGCAGCAGACCGAAGAGTTCGGCCTCTACCAGCAGCAACAGCAGCAGCACGCGATGCTGATGGAGCAGCACCAGCAGGCGATGCAGGAGCACGCGCAGATTCAGGCGCAGGAGGCGCAGCTACATCAGGCGCTCGCACAGCCGCACGTCGACCCCGAGCACGCCGCGGCCGTGAAGGATGCCTTGAGCGCAGATCCGCTCGCTCCGCCCGAGGCCCCGCAGCCTCCGCCCCCGCCCGCGTGGCTCAAGGAAGGCGCGCAAGGCCCCGAGCCGATTCGCCGCGTCCCGATCGAAAACTTCAGCCACGGCGTCTGCTTCGAGAACCCGAACGGGATGCTCGGCCTCTCGCCCGGCCACATCCTCGCCGACCTGAATCGCCTGAACGACGAGGCGCTGAACCGCTTCTACGACGGGGCCACGCTTGCGAACATCCAGTCGTACCTCGTACCCGAGGGCTTCGACATGGGATCGAACACCGTCGGCCTCACGCCGGGCAAGATCTACCGGCTGAAGAACTTCACGGGCGAGCAGATCAAGAACGCCGTCCACGAGTTCCGTGCGTCTCCCGCGAACAGCCAGCTCCTCGACATGGTCCGCATGGTGGGCGACGAGGCCGACTCCTCGGTCGCCGCACCCGGCGTCCTGAGCGGCGAGCCCGGCAAGAGCGGCGAGACGTACCGGGGCGTGGTGTCGCGCAAGGAGAGCGCCACCAAGCAGCTCTCGATGGCCGGCCTCAAGTACGTCGACTTCCTGACCAACATCGACCGCAACAACGCTCGCCTGAACTACATGTTCATGGACGAGCAAGAGATCATCGACATCGGCGCTCAGTTCCAGGAGGCGCGGAAGTACACGCTCGACCCCGCGACCGGCGCGCCGCTGCCGCAGATTCGCGTGTCTCGGGACATGTATCGCAAGAACCGCAAGGTCACGTTCAGCGCCGACATGCGGTTCAGCTCGCAGGAGCAGAAGATCAGTCAGTGCGACGAGGTGCTGGCGATGATCAACACGATGCCGCCGCTCCAGCAGAGCCCGGCGCTCGTGTACAACACCGTCGTCAAGGCGTTCCGGCTGCGCGGCCTCGCTGACCTGATCCCGTCACTCGGCCCCGCGCCCCCGATGCCGACGCTCCCCTTCGGCACGCCGCCTCCCCCGCCGCCGGGGATGGAGCAGCAGGTTCCGGGCGAGGAGACGGGCGAAGCGCTGCCCGAGGGCGCCGAGCCGCCCGAAGCCCCGCCGCCTGGAGGACCGCAATGATCGACAAGCTCGACGCCGAGACGGTGGACGAGGGCAAGGCGCACCCCTTCGTGGTCGCGCTCGTGAAGGAGCTTCAGGAAAAACTTCTCACGCTCTCGCTGTCCGCGGAAGCGGCGAGTGACGAAAGCGCCGCTTGGCGGCTGCTTGGCCGCGCAGCAGCCACCCGCGAAGTGATTCACGCGATCGCGCGAGCAAAGGGGAGGACCGAATGAGTCAGAGTCCAGGGAGCGGGCCTGTCAACGCCTACGGCTTCTCGTACGGAAGCGCACAGCAGACCGCGGGCTGCGGGCCGTCCTTCGCCGCCACTGCCGACGTAGCGCCAGCCAAGCCGATCGTAGTGCGCACGATGCCGCCGCTGCTCAAGCGCAGGCTCGAGCACTTCAAGCTGACCCCGCCACCGTTCGCGCCGACGTTCGATCGCATCTTCGTGATGCCACTCGAGGACGCCGACAACGACAAGACCGACGGCGGGATCGTTGTCCCGGGGCAGGTGAAGGACGCGCTGTCGTCGGGCAAGGGCCTCCTCGTGGCGGCCGGCCCGAAGGCCATCGAGCAGCTCTACGGCTATGGCATCACGCTCGGGCACATGGTCATCACCGCGCGGTTCTCCCCGTGGGAGCGGCGTTTCATGGTGGACGGCAAAGTGAGCGAGGCGCTGCTCATGCGCGCGTCCGAGGTGGTGGGCAGCTACGACCTGCACAAGGCGATCGTCGAGGGCGACCTGTGGATGGAAATGGACCCCGACGGGTCCGTGTCGATTTGTGACCGAGAGGCCGGGACGCGGAAGCGCACCGACCCCGAAGACAGCGCGGAGGGAATCTGACCATGGCCAAAGAGGACGACGAGCTTCAGCAGGACCAGCGGCAATCGCCGGAGCCGCCGGCCCCCGACCGCATCGTCATCAACCCGAACGACGACGATGACGACGATGACGGGGAAAGCGGAGCGCCAGCGCAGTCCGCGCGCCCTGACGGCAAGGGCCGCCGCAACGGCTACCGCGCGCTGAAGGAGCGCACGAGCGCCGCCGAGGAGCGCGCCGCCAAGCTCGAGCGCGACGTCGCCGAGCTACGCGGCCGCATGTCCGCGCCGCAGGCCCCGATCGTGGTCCGCGGCGATCGCGCGCCCGAGGCCGATCCCGTCGAAGCTGAACTCGAGGTGATCGAGTCACAGAAGGCCGGCCTCCTCGCCACCCTTCGCTCGTCGACCGACCCCGGCGAGATCGAGAAGATCAAGAAGCAGTGGAACGCCGCTGACGCCAAGCGCATCCGCATCGAAACCAAGCGCGCAGTCCGCGAGGAGCGCGCGGCGCAACCCCGCGACGACATGGAGCTGCGCATCGGGACGCAGACGCTGGAGACCAATTTCCCGCGCCTGTTCAGCGGGCAAAACGCGGTGGCGTACAGGCTCCAGGCGCAAGCTGAGGCCTCGATCATCGAGGACTCGGGCCGCGGGGTTTCGTCCGGACGTTCCGCTCTGTCCGTCGCGCAAGAGGCAGCGTCCATCGTGTACGCCCGCCACAAACTCGGCCCGCAGCGCGCCCCCGCGCCGTCGGACGCCGATCGCGCGCGCTACGTCTCCGCCCCCGCACGCGCCGCCACGACCGCCAGCAAAGAGGGCTGGTCGCCCAACAAGCAGCAACTCAAGCTCGCGATGGCGTACACCGAGCACCGCGCGGGCCTCACCGACGAGCAGCGCGTCCGCGCGTACTACAACGAGGTGCTCAAGCCAAACCGCCTCGTCTGATTGTCGACCCCACGGGATTGCCGACTGTGCGGCGGCCGTGCTTCCCTAGGATCACGTCGAGGGACTGACGGGCGCCGCGGGTAACCGGGCTGGCGCAAACGCCCTCCGCCATCGCGGCCCTTCGCCGAGGGTCCGCTCGAGGCAGGTAGGCGACAACGGAGCCGCATGGCACGCCGCAAGCGCATTGACCCGCCTTCGACCGCCGCTGATGGGTATCGCGCCCTCGACAAGCTCGCAGGGACCGACCCGACCCGCTTCTACGTCTACGCCAACCCGAACGACTCGGAGTGTGGCGTCGCCTTCTACCTGGCCAAGCCCGGCGCTCAGCTCGAGCGCAAGCGGCAGGACGGCCCCCGCCAGATCGCCGGTGACGGCATCTCGGAGGGCGAGGTGATCACGCGACTGGGGATGCAGCTCGTGAGCTATCCCATGTCCGAGAAGCAGGAGGAGCAGCGCACGGTCGAGACGCTGGCCAACGCCTTCGACAAGCGCGTCCTGAAGGACGGCAACGTCGAGGACCCGATGCGCGGACGGCATGCCTGGGGCCGCAACGGAATCAACCCCTCCGAGACCGAGTGGGCGATGCCCCGAGGAGCATGACAGATGGCCGACAATCGACAGCAGGCTGGGCTGCGCTGGGTTCGCTCGCGCTTCGCCGTCAACAGCCACACTCCGCCGTTCATGTACAAGGTGGTCGCCACCGCGTACGGCACCGCACTCTACTGCGGCGACATCGTCAAGATCCTGAACGACGGGACGATCGCGGCGGCCGCAGCCGGTGACACCGCGTACGGGGTGTTCGACGGCGCGCACCAGTATTACGACACCGGGCTTGGGGCCATGCGCTCCGGCGGCAAGCTGCCGGCCTCGGTCTCGTGGGGCACCGTCTGGGAGCGGCGCTCGATCGCCGGCATCATCCCCTTCCGCGGCCAGACGTTCCGCATGATCTGCGACGACAAGACCACGTTCACCACGCCGGCCACCTACGAGGCGGCCGTGGGCGAAAACTGCGAGTGGATCGCCGGCACGGCCGTCAACGACCAGTCGGGCACGATGCTCGACATTTCGACGCACGCGACGACCAACTCGCTGTCTCTCAACATCCAGGCGTTCCCGGAACAGGCGCTGACGGACTTCTCGGGGCTCTACGTCCCCGTCGAAGTCATCGCGAACCTCTACCAGGACGACGCTGGCGGCTCGACCACGGGAGTCTAGACCATGCAGACCGTAACGACATCCGGCGCATACAAGACCCTGAAGGCGACGCTCGAGTCGATCGTCACCGACAGCACGGACGGCATCGAAAACGACCTCGTGTGCACGCAGTACATGAAGGTCTCGACGATGTCGGACAACTACGTCGACGACCTCGAGAACGGCGGTCCCGGGCTCGCCTCGGAGACCAACGAAGGCCAGGCGCTCACCGTGGCCAGCCTCTACGAGGGCGCGCAGACCCGCTACATCGCCCGCAAGTTCGGCCTGATCATGCAGATCACCGAGGAGCTGGACGAGGACGGCAAGTACAACGACAAGTACCTGAACCTCGCTCGGCGCAACAAGCGCGCGATCTACAAGACGCTCGAGATCGACAACGCCAACGTCATCAACCGCGCGGCCACTGCGGGCTACGTAGGCGGCGACGGCCTCACGCTCGCGAGCGCCTCGCACACCATCCCCGGTGGCGGCACGTTCTCGAACACGCTGTCGACGCCGTTCAGTCCGAGCCGAGCGGCGCTCATCATCGTCCGCAACAACCTCAAGAAGCTGCCCGGCCACGACGGCGTGACCGAGGGCTACAAGATCGTCGGCCTCGTCCACCCCACCGAGCAGTGGGGCGCGTGGGCCGGCATCCTCGGAAGCGACAAGGTCCCCGAGAGCAACAACAACGAGCTCAACGTCGTCAAGGGGATGCGCATCAAGCAGATCGAGGTGCAGTACATGACCTCGACCACCAACTGGGGCGTGACCACCGACGCGATGGACGGCCTCAAGCTGATGTGGCGCCGCAAGCCGAAGGCGCGGACCTGGTACGACGAGAACACCGAGATCATCAACTACGGGACCTCGGCCCGGTGGGCGCGCGGATGGACTGATCCCCGCGGCTTTTACTTCTCCAACGCGTAAGGAGCCGCACCATGGGCGTCAATTACAGCTTCCCGTTCTTCCCGTACACCGGCGGCCAGCTCGGCGGCTACCGGCTCGACTACGCGACGATCATCCCGCCCGGCACGAATCAGCACTACGTGCGCTCGAGCGGGCCGACCACGGGCGACCCGCCCGAGCTCAGCGGCCGCATCCTCACGACCGTGGACGCCGCGCTCGCTCAGTGCGTGTCGGGCCGCGGGGACGTCATCAACGTGCTGTCGGGGCACACCGAGAGCTACGCGGGGGCCTTCTGGCCGTCGCTGGTCGCCGGCACTCGCATCGTCGGGCACGGCTGGGGCAACATGCGGCCCACGTTCTCGTTCACCAACGCGGCCGCGAACTGCGCGATCAGCGTGGCGAACGTGTTCCTCGACAACTTGGTGTTCACCACCAGCAGCACG